CGATCACATAATTTGACATCTTAAAACACCTTTCGAGAAGTAAAAAATTAACCGTTACCACTGCCATCGCCATCGCCACTGCCACTGCCGCTGCCATAGCCCCAGCCACGGCCACTGCCACTGCCCCAGCCACAGCCACTACCACTGCCACGGCCACTGCCCCAGACACTGCCACTGCCACTGCACCAGCCATCGCCCCAGCCACGGCCATCGCCCCAGCCCCAGCCACTGCCATTGCCATCGCCATAACCACTGCCACCGCCATTGTTCATCGCACCTGCTCCACTCTGACATGAACGATAAAAGTTTTCGCCGACCATCGCCAGTCAGCACATTCGCGATGCCGTTTCCTGACCATCGACACCTGACAATGAAATCTGAAAAACGGACAGCGTCCGAATGATCCGCACGTCTCCCTGCCGCATCGTGTGCCACGCTCGTGAGTATTTCACTTCGTCCGCTCCTTTAGCCACGCCCGATAGCCAGCACTGGCCGCGATCATTTTGGCAATCGTGCCGCTGCGAGTTCCGCCGCGAGACTCCAAAAACTGCACCGCATCATGCGGCAGGCTGATGCAGATTTTTCGCACGACTTCGTTTTCTGTTTTACGTTTCACTTTAAGACCTAAGAAAAATAAGCCGCCGCCCCCGGTGAACCGGGGAACGATACCCGCCAGCCTCGACTGGTACGGGAGCGACGGCTGTTTGTGTTTAAAAATCGGCGTGATCTAAACACCACTCACGCACCATATCCAGCGAATGAAAACTCCGAGACCAGCCGCCGACGAACACTACCGACAGGCAGTATCCACCCTGATCTACTGACATCAGTTCGGATCGTTCGATTTTGTCGCCGAGCAGTTTAACGGCTTTTCGTGTTTCGATAATTGTCATCGTTCTATCCTTTGTTCGTGTTCAGAAAATAAGCCCAACGCTCCCACTCCGCAGAGTGGGGTGGCAGGGATTACTGTGCGATGTTGTAGGCTTTTGGCCCGCAGAAAATATGCCCGTCTCGATCCCAGCCGCCTGTAAGACTGACTGTAGTTTTGCCAGTCGTGTCCGCACAAACGTACATCGTGTTGCCTGACATTAAGATCACCTTTTCTGTCCAATTGCATCCATTGTCTTGAGCGGCCTCAATCGCAAATTTTCGAGCATCGGCGATAGCCTGTTTTTGAGTTTTGCATTTAGTGTAAATCGTCATCGTTCTGTTCCTTCGTTCGTGTTTCGTGTCGTTCACATCACTCCCGTAGTATTACGATGTATCGTCATACTGTAAAGCCTACTGTACTCGATTTCCGCAGATTGTTTCCAGATTGTTCGTACTACCAATAAAAACACAGGGAAAACATTTTGCAAATATAAACGAAGCGAGCCACGAACGGCTGTTCGTGGCTCTCCCATATTGCTTCGCGTGACCTGCTGGCCGTAACTATGATTCGTTAATGAACACACCTACAAAACGCGATGCCTTCCGCCGCCTTGCCGCTATCCCGATCTCTACCGTGATCGATGTCGGCGTGGCGGAGCAAACCGAATCGCTGATCGCCGCGTATCCTGACGCCCTGCACTTGCTGATAGAGCCAGACATCCAGTGGCACGCCACCTACGCGACGACCTACGCGGGTATCAACTATGTGCCTTACGTGATGCTGGCAGACACGATCAATCGAATTGACGCCCTGACATTTGACGGCCCGGCTCTGCTCAAGATCGATGTCGATGGCGGGGAGCTTGCTGTTCTTCGCGGATCGATTGGGATTCTTGGCCGCGTTGCTGTGATCGTAATTGAAGTAACATCGGATTCGTTGTGCGGCATTGTGCAATTTGCTGAGGCTCACGGCTTCCGGTTGTTCGATGTCGTTGAGCTGTGCTACTGCGGCAATCAGATTCATCAGTGCGATCTTATTTTCGTTGCTGAATCGTTTTGCCATCTGGTATTTACGCCGTGGGACATCCGATCATATCGACACTTCGAGTGAATCGTTGAGGCTCTCACGGAATTCGACATTGCCGTATTCGAGATCGATTCCGTAATACTCTCGCATCCAAGCTGCTCCGCGAATCCAGTCTTCGCGTGACCATTGTATTTCGTGCGCGGCGTGAAACAAAAACGGCTCGTTGATCCAGTGAAACGCATAGCCCAATTGTTGGAAGTGATACGGAAGCCAATAGTCCCACACCGGCTGACCGATCGTAAACGGCAGATCCGGAACGGTTGCTGCCATTGCAGGAGTCATCAAAAACGCATCGAGTCCCGCTGCTTCTTTTCGTGATCGCCCGCGTGGTTCGCTCGGCGTGTGATTGTATCGGATTCCGATCGTCAGTTTTTCAGGCGACTCAATCGCAGCTTCAATTAGTGTATGGTCACCGCTGATTTCAATGTCCGCGTTAATTAGTAAAAACGGAAGCCCCGTTGCAGCCCCCGCATCAATAAGCGTCTTAATTCGTGGCCTGCCTTCGTTCACTTGAATGACTTTCAACCCAATGTCTTGCCACGATTGCAGACAGTGTGCCTGACGTGCCGCTCGCTCTACATTCGGGGACAACGAAGTGACGGCAACGCACCGGCCTGCAAAACGTTCGCGGTCAATTATAGTTGGTGTGTTAGGTTCAAAATCCGGGCAGACTACGCACGACAAGAACGGGTCTTTTGCGATACCGACAGTAGCACACTTTTTACCTTTATGAAATTTGCAAGCATACATCTGCCCACAGCAAGACGCAACACTCAGTTTCGTTCCCAAGTGCCTGCATGTTCTGTCGTTGTAGATCATGCCTTGCTGCTGAATCGCTTTTCGATATTCCGCAAGTGCCGTCAATTCGTCCGACTCGCGACCATTAAAGGCAATGCACGTCGCGCATTGAAACGGTTCGACTAACGCAGGCCCGATAACAGCATGATGGCAAATGTTACTTCTAAGGAAACAACAAGTCTCAGTCATGGCGTAAATGCAATCGAGACGGATGGCGGATATGTGGTCATTACGAAATCTTCGCCAACATTACCTGCGGGCACAATATAATCGAACGGAAGCGTTACAGACGCTCCCTCAAAGTCAGTCTCACAGTTAATTTGCTTCACGTATCGTATTCGAATGCTTAGCTCTTGTGTTGAGTCGAGAGCCCGCCCACCAACGACACGACCGCCAAAATTCGGATGCCTGTTTGTAATGTCCATCGGTGCTGTGCCAGCGTCAGACATCGCGTTGTGCGATGGTGGTTGAAAAACTGGAAAGCCGGTTCCCCGGTTAAATGACCATGAGATTCCTGAATACGCTATAAAATCAAAAACCCAGTACCAATACCCGCCACCCACTCCGCCGGTAATTGTCGGCGGAGTTGCTGCTGGCGGCCCACCTTCTCGGATAAACAGCGAGCCAGCAGTGAAATAAATAAAGTTGCCGCAGCGATAATACTGACGGGGATTACTGTCTGGTGTTCCACCACAGCCAGCACAATAGCAGGTATTGCAAGCATAATCAGGATTGGGCACTAGAACTCGATCCCACGGTGATAATGGATCAATGGCATTTACCGGAATGTATGGCGTTCGATCTTCAATCGAGGCATCGAGTGCAACTATTCCCCCAAGACAAGTATAGTTATTTGTGGGATCGAACCACTTTGATTGTACAGCACGGACATCATTCCAAAGCCATTCACACTGTCGCGCTGTTTGTGAATAGCCATAACCAAACGATGAAAGATTGGGACGCCGCCGCAAAACGCTTGAACCTCCAATCGCCGTCACGTCTGGGTTATAAACGTTTACAACCGCAGTTCCATTTTGATATGTGAACGTGTCAGACGCAGTCGTGTATGCGTAAGTTGGTGCCGTCATCGTTAGGGCAACGGTGTCGTATGTAAATAGTCCCGACTTCGGGCATCCTTCAATGCACGGGAACGGCGGAAGGCATCGACAATTACAGGCTTTGTGTTGTGGCCCTGCCATTATGGAAGCACCGCAACTAACGCAGATTGCGTTTCACAGCTAATATAGTAGAGCATCCATCTCCCATTTAGGTTTTCTAGACGGCAGTATGTACCTGCTGATGCTGACATTTCCGGATCGTCGTTGTATGCCGTGTATGGTGTTTCATTTAGCACCTGCGTCCCGTTCGTCTGCAACTCTAAAAAATAAACCGTGCATGATGTGGCGGCGACTAAAGAGGACGTTGGTGCTGCAAGGGCAGAACCGATCACGGCAGGGCGATGGCGATATGACTCGACGATCGGTCTACGTTGCGGATAGTTCTGCGATGTCTGCGGCGTGAGTTGCTGCCGCCGCTGGTAGTCTTGCCACAGCGTGCGAGCTTGCTCAGGACTAAATACGCCGATGTCGTTCACGCGATCAGCCTTTGATGTCGCAGAGTAAATCAATGCCCGCAATTGTAGGCGTTACCGCTGTGGCCGTGGCCGCGTCGTTGACAGCAATCGTGATTCGCACGTCCAGCACATCGCCAGCCGAAAGTGTCGTCGGCGTGATTGTGAAATCCTTAGCCGCAAACACTAGCGAGTTGATAGTCGTTGCCGCCGTCGTGCATAGATCAGATCCGATGCCACCAATCTTATCGATCTCATACGCTTCAATATCCACCGTGCATGAAGCCGACGCGACCGTCGTTGCCATGCCAGCAGAAAGTGAAATCGTCACCGTCTCCCCGGCTTCGTAGCACTCCGGCAACTCAACCATGAATCGAGCGTATCGGTTCGTTGCTCCCAACGCCTTGCAGTCGCCTGCTGTGACTCGCGGAGCAGTCGATCCGAATGTCGTGCCGATCAGCCCTAAGTCATCCGTTGCAGGCGTTCCCGGCAGGTTTGTCTGGATCGCGTCCCACACTCTCAAATCCATAAAGTTGACCGGGAAGATTGCAAGTGCTTCTTGTTTCAAAATTGTCGTTCGCGTCTGTGCTGAGACGCCTGTTTCTTTGATCGTCAGTGATCCCGTTACACGAAGATCGTCAACTTGTGATGCCATTGTTATTGCCTTTCAAATCAATCCGAGTGCCGAATACGGCAGTGATCCGTAAACCTGCGTATGAAAAAAGTATGCGTTGTCCGGATTTGTTTCTTGCGTGCCGTCCACTTTCAGCAGAACAGGCTTTGTCATTTCCTGCCCCTGATCGTCAGTGGCTCGACGCACCGTCGAACCATCAAGAATATAAAGCCCTTCATGCCGCCAGCGTTTGTACCACGCTTGAGCCGCTGTCGTGTTGGCGTACGGTTGCCTAAATTGAATGCGTGCCGTCACGTTCCATTCTTCTTGCAAACCGCCGTACACGAATCTATTTTTTGCCGAGAATCCCAACAAGCCTTGCCGTTCCAGGAGGCCACCCGAGAAACGTATCGGAATTTGTTGAACGCCGATATGCTGCGATTCCTGCCGTATTGATCGACAGAAACTTTCGCGTGATCACAACAACTTGATCAGCAACATCCATCGACAGCCCATCAACTGGCTCAAGATTAACGGTCACAATCGCCCGACCGTTGATGTCTCGGTCAATCGGTTCTGTTGTCTGCGAGTCGCTCCACTCGACATCGACAGCCGCTTCATCAACCAGTCCACGATACGACACCGTGACAACCCAGAAGATTGGGCTAACTCGTTGCGGATCGACTCGTTCGCAATAGGAATAGATTCCCGTCGCGTGCTGGTCTCCGATTCGCGGAATACCACTGGCGGCAACAATTGAATCTTCCTCGTCTCCGATCTCGCAGAGCACCTGATAGCCCTCGGTGTTGCTCCACACCTGATCAATTGCCGACAGTTTCGCAGACGACAGCGAGCCGCCTGTTTTGCTCCACATTCTTGTGACGTTTTGCACTGTCATGGCACTGTCACCATCTGTGTTGTGCTTGATGTATTTTCTTTAATAAACCCGAGCGTTGTGATTGTCGTTGCCGTGTTTGTTTCGATCGAGTTCGATGAAGCCATTATTTTACGCAAACTTGCCGCGGCATCTTCGAGTGCGTTTGATTGTCTATCCGCTGGCCCTCGCGTCAGCAGTCTCGATTCCATCGCGGCCAGTGTTGGTGCTGGCCCTCCGCCAGTTTTTTTCTCGTCTGTCTGTTTGCCTTTAAGTTTCGCTGCCGCGTCTGCTTCGTCTTGTGTAGCTTTGTCGTGTGCTGCTTGCTGTGCTGCCAACTGCTTTGCTGTAGCTTCGTCAACGCCTTGATTCATCAACTGCTGTGCCGCCGCCGCTTCCTTGCCTTGCTCTTTTTCAATCTTTTGAAGTTCCAGCCGCTCCCGCTCGGCCTTGATAATATCTTGCACCCGTTCGACTTCTCGACGTGCGTTTTCTGCAATTTGTTCCGCTTCTTTTTCGCGGTCTTCTTGTGCTTTTTGTCTGGCTCGCTCAGCTTCTTCTGCTGCTTTTTCAGCCGCTTGAATTGCGTCTTCTTGTAATTTTTTTGTCTCTGCTGCCGCTTCGCGTTCGGCTTCTTGCTTAGCCTTGATCGCGTCACGTTCCTTGAGCAATCGCTCCGCTTCGCCGCGATCTTCGTCTGTTGTGTTTCGCAAGGCATCAAGCTTTATTTGTTCCTCGCGAGTAGCCTTTAGATACTCAACCTCAAGCCGAAGGTTTTGGATATACGACTCTGACTTATCTTTAAGTGCGTTTGCTTCTTTGATAGCCGCGTTTTCCACTGCCCTTGCGCCGGAAAGTTTTTGCACCGCGTCGCGTTGCTCTTTAAGGTTCGCGAGATTTTCCTTAGCAACTTTCAATTCCTCTTGCGCGTCTAGTGCGTACTGCTTGCGGTTTCCCGTCACCTGCCATGCGTTTGCCCAGTCCTCGACTGTTTGCTCGTTGACTTTAACCAGTTGAGACGACATTAAAATTTGCTTGTTCAATTGGTCAAACAGTGTTCTATAAGCAGCCTGCTTTTCTTCAGGGTTGCGAATTAACTCAATGTCTTCGCGAGCATTTGCAGCAAGCGTCGAGTTATTTTTTTTAAGTTGTTCATCCAGTTCCGCCGCCGTCTCTTTAGCCCTCGCCATCGCTCGTTCAAACTTTTCGGTTTGCCAAACAATATCAGCCAATACCTTACCGACGGCAAATCCAGCAGTAGCCGCTAGGCCCATCAGCCCTAGCTTAAACCCAATAGCTCCGAGTTCGCCTGCCTTTGACACTTGGCTAAACTGTCCGACCTTTTTTGTGATGCCGCTTACAGTGTTCGCTAGTCCTGCTAACTGACTGTTGCCTGACATGTTCGCAAATTGCGCAAACAGATCGGAAGTTGCTTTGACGTTTTTGCCGCTATCTTGAAATGCGTTCCCTGTTTTTTTGCCAGCATTCTGAGCATTCGTCGCAACTACAGCCAGTGTTGCCGAGGCTTGATCATCAGCCTTGATCAGGATTTCGACTGCTTCGCTCATACCTGACCTTTCCTTCTTCAGCTTGGAAAAACTGTGATGCCTCAATAAATCCGATTGACTGATCTAATACGCCGCCAGTAATCGGCGGAAGTCCTTTTTGAAACAACTCAAACAAATCCAGCGAACTTATGATCTGCGAACAAAATAAATTCGGGCATCCGTCCAGTTCGAATGTTCCGTCTCTGCATTCCTTGCATCCGTCGCCGTCACAAACAGGACACTCAATCTCGACTCGCTCGTCTGTCGTGCTAAGACTGCGGCACGTTCCCCGCGTGCAGGATCGGCACAACATCCCGCCCCGTATCAGAGCTGCAACTCGGTACTTTTTTTTTCATCTGCCGTGATGTGTTGGTTGTACATTACCTTTCGTAGCAATTCGCGAGCCTCTTGATAACTTAGCACCTCATGCAAGGCTTCGGAGCTAAACTCACTGCTGCCCATGTTGGCCCACCCAATTACTACACCTGTCAAAACCTCAACCGTCTGTGCAAATAAATCCTTGATCGAAATGTCTGGATTGTCCGTCCATTGATCCAGAACGTCTGCAATCTTTTGCTGTCCTCGCATTGATTGCGATCGAGCATAGAACGTCGGCTGCGTTGCCTTTGGCTTGTCCGCGTCAATGTCCAGCACGATCGGATACTTTTGGCCAGGCTCAAGAAATAACGGCATACAATCCTCAATCAAAAGCGATAGTAAGTTCGGTATCCACAGCACTGCCGGAAGTTGCCAACCATGTCAGATCGTCCGTCATCATGTCGTTGCGGTTGCCCTGCTGTTTGTTTTCCAACTGTGCTTTTGGTGCAGCAATCACGATCGAAGCAAGAGCCACGCCGACACGCATCGAGAATGCTTCGGGCACACTCGTTAGCCACTTTGCTTCTCGGTCTTGTGTCGCCACAAGTTCCGATTCTGGATCTGCTGTAATCACCGGAACACGGTTCGTCACGATGGCCGACTTGTAGCCCGTGCGGTTTGCGACATCGACACACTCACGCATGATGACACTGTTGCCAGCATCGACAGTGACCGTTGACGTGCATAGATCAACTGAGTTCCATGTCAGCACGCCAGGCGAAAACCGCATAGGCAACGTCGTCGGATAAGTGGGGGCGATGATCGCTGTATCTGTTTCATTTGTGGAATACTTGCCTGTAAAAGTGAACGTGATAAACGCCACCTTTCCAGTCGGACATGTGATCGTAAACGTGCCCATAGCACCCGAGAGCAAGGCCCGCTTGCCGTCCTTGTAGTGTGCCAGCGTCACCGTTTTCACGCCGCCTGATCCAGGCCCGGAAGACACTGGCGAGAATGTCCCAGCAGTATCAACCCAGCCACACGCTGGAAGCAGCACGCTGGCCCATGTCGGAATCGACGTGCCGTCATAGGCCAGGTCATGCACGATCGTGCAAGTGCCCATCATGCCCTCGGGGATGCCAGCCAAATAATTGAATCCGCCCTGGCCCTCGCGTCGCGTGACCGCAACGGAAGGCTGGATGATTACATCGCGAGCATTGTACGCACCCTCGGCGGAGGTAATCGTTTCCGCTGTGCCGACAGTTGCTTCGACCTTTGCGGCGAATACGCTCTTGCGTCTCAGTAGTGGCATTGTGATTGCTTTCTAATTCGGCACGAGTCCGTTGGCTCGCAATACGTTTAAGTTAATTCGACGTTCAATTTGTTTTGTGAGTTCGGCAGTGACTACCTGAGCCTGCGGGCCTTCTAGATTGTTTTTTACATATGCCCCAAAAGCTGACACACCTTTGATTTGAACGATTGGCAATCGTTTATCACCTACTCGTTTGAATGCGTTGCCCTTCCACTTTGTTCTTATCGCTCCGGGCTTTGGCCCCATAAAAGCACCGTCTACCCGCTGTCGTCCACCCTTCTTGCCAATTTTGTAGCTTACTCCGCGTTTGTCTTGCTTCGCTCCAAAGTGTCTGAGTCCGAGTCGTTTTGTTTTCTTCAAAGAAACGATCGCCTGAAGGCTCCCTGGTGTCGCGTTCGCGCGAATACTGAGTGGCTTTTCCGCCTCATCTTTTGCCATATTGACGGTTGCTCTAATGTCACGACCCATTTGCAGCCTTGTCTTTTTTGATACGGCATTGATCGCTGATGCAAGTTCCTTTGTCAAACTTTTCTTTGCGGCCATTGCGGCCTCACCTAGTCGCTTGAGTTGTCCGGCGTTTATTTCGATGGCAATCATCTCATGCCCTCACTGTGTACGGATCACCTTCCGCCACTCGATACGTCACCATCAAGGGAACTGCAATTCCGTCATAGCCACCGTCCGACGTTGCCGTTTGTTGCGGCCCGAAGTCTGCATTGATCGCGTTTTCGTTGAAGGTGTGCCATGTGTCGTCATTCCTGATTGCTCTGTGAATCTCCGCTTCGGCAACGTCTTCATATAGCTCAATCGGCGTCGTGTCTTTTTCGCTTGGTGCGATATGCACCCGAATCAAAAACGTCTGCATGTACGCTACTGATGGTGGATTGCCAGGGCAGTCCAGATCATTTACTCTGACGATCTCGCCGCGTGTCAACACAATCAATCCGTTTTGTGGCGTGTACGTTGCCAGCTTCGTCGGCCTGACAACTTTTGTGAACGCATACGCCCCAACACTTCCAGAAACTAATGTCTGAAGTCTTGCGAATATCTCATCCGAAATCAGTGATATCACTGGCTTCAAAGTCGTGCTCATTACCGGCATGTGATCACCAGCATTCCATCGTCATGTTCAACGAGCAATTGAACTGACCGCTTCGTTGCGGTCTCTCCGATTCGCACGGCCAGCTTGATCATGTCGCCGCCCGTGTTCAACTCCTCGCTGCTGATTCCTGTCGTGGAATTGTTCGCAACACGCACCTCAAACTCTGGCACGATCTGCTCGTCTGGACTGAATGTTGCCACTTGGTTGCGAGTCACTACGGCACTGATTGTTCGTGGCGTTGCAGCCGTTCCAAACCTGTGCGGATAGTAAATAACCGACTCCGCGAAGTGTCCCGATTGAAGAAACACCGCCGTTGAATCGGTTACTATTCTGGCCGCAAGTGTCATCCGCGTTTGGCCACGATCTTGACATAGTCGACAGTGATCGCATCAACGTTCGTGTTAGCGGCTTTTTGGATCTGGATAAACGGCTGAAGTCCTGCCGTGTAATTAGCCATTGTGAAAGTGGTAGACGCTGCAACACGAACGCCGTCAATGTAAAACTTGACGTTGCTCTTGCCGCCCGTGAAATCAATCACGAACCGTTTGAACGTCGTGGCAAGTGTAACACCTGAAGACACGGGAGCTGTGTCAGTCACGTTGTCGTCGGTCTCAACAGTCACGTCTGTTGTGCTTGTTGCTCCGGTCATTTTAAACAATGCCAGTGCCGTCATCGCTGCCGAGTCATCGTTGCGAGCCGATGCCAGCCCAAAGCTGATTGTCGTGCCAGTCGTGCAGCCAGTTACCTTTGCGCGAAACTCGATCCGCTGTAAATCGTCAATGTCAAAGCTGAGTGCATCGCCATGTGCCAAGCACACATTCTCAACTTCGCTCGTCGCTGCCAACGTGAGCACAGCGTTGCTTGCGTTGCGAACGTATGTCGGCGTTCCAGCCGATGAGGTATCAACAGCCAGCCATGGTGTTGCCGGATCTGCTGAGACTGGAAACGTTGCTGACGTTCCGAAAAAGTCGTCAACGTACTCTTGAAAATCCTGAATTCCTGCCATTGCAATTACCTTTCAAAACGGGTCTTCGCATTCCGCTACCGTTGGGGATGCTCACAAAAACCTGACGAGCCACACGGCCCGTCAGGTATCACTCAACTGATTAGACACCGGCGTGCTTGTACAATCCACGGAAGTCGATTGGAGCCACGCCGAATGTCTGCCGTACTTTGTTTTTGTAAACGTCGCTGTCGAAGTCCCATTCACTTTCAAGCACCGGCGATTGCTCACCTTCAAGGAACGTGATTTCGACAGTATCAACCTGCGTGTTGCTTGCCGCGAAGTAAAACGCGGTTGCACTGTTTGCGTCTAACACTGGCTCGACGATCACTTTCAACGGACGATCTGCATTCGGCCCGTAGATGTTTTTCGTGTTGCTATTGCCAGCCGCACTACCACCGGCAGACGGATCGGCGAGCGATCCAACCAACTGCAATGCCGTCGCTGACAATGCCGCAGGCACGATCAGGAAGGATGGCTGAATGTTTAATATCACAGCCGAGTTCAACCCCTTTTTGGTCATCATGCTCAGGAAGGCTGCATTAAGCGTGGCTACAGTCGGTGTTGCTGCTCCTGTTGCCAGATTCGCATGACACACCGGCAGTCGTCTGTGCTGTCGCGTTGAACAAAGCACCAGTGTCAGCCATCGCTGCGTTAGCTGTCAGCACGCCGTAGATTGCTTGGTTCTGCAATCGGCGACATGCCGCACCCTGCATCGCTGGGATTCGACTGATCGCATCGAGATCGTCGTTGACGACTGTTTCCCAAGAGATACTAAAAATGCTGCCGTATTTATTGACGGCATACACTTCTTTCGCGTCCGACATCAATGCCGATTTGTACTCTTTGCCTTCAGGCACCATTTCTGGCGTGCCCATTTCGCTGAACCGAATTCGATTCAGATTCTTGAAGTCTGAAGTCGTGCCAGCGTCGCGTGCCCACTGCGACCACGTAAACGGTGCTTCTTCATAGCCCGCCAGAAGCGTCTTGTTTGCCGCGTCCAAAAGCAGATTAGAAAACGAGCCGGTTGTGTGAGACACATCACGCTGAATACGGAAACGATTCATCGCTCCAGGATGGCCCATTGCAACAAGTGCCACGTCTTTTGATGCCATGCGTCGAACGTCGCAGCCCATCTTTGCCGCGTACATTTCAGCCACGCGATTTAGTTTCATGTTCAAAAAGTCTTCGTGGCCAGGAGCAGGGTTCGCAATCGTCTGCGATCTGCCGCCTGCTCGCATTGTTCGCATGATCAGTCCATCGCGAGCCGCTGCGAATTCTTTGTCATCGGCTGCTGCTGTAACGGTAACGCGATCCGTACTTTGTCCGGCTGGCTTGCCTGCCATGCGTGCTAGGATCTTTTCGCGTGCGTCGTTCAGACTCACGCCGTCATCACACAATTGATCGGCAAAGGATCGCTCAATCTTGTGGACTGTGCAGAGGGCGTTGATTTCCTTCCGACGTTTGCCGTCGATCTGTAGTGCTTCGTGCCACGGCTGCCGTGACATCTTCCTTTGGCTTGTCAGTTTCGGTAGCCATGTTTTTAACTTCCTTTTCTTCGTCTAATGTTTCATCGACAGGAGGAACAACAGGTTCGTCCATCATGTTTTGAATTGGCTCTGGCACTGCCGGAGCCGCGTTGCCCATCTTTCCGCAAACCCAAGCCAGAATCTGGTTTGGATCTGTCATTCCTTCCGGCATCCCCATTGCTGTAAGCGTGCCGAGTAGTGATTCGTCCATTTGTCTTGTCACCTTTCTTTCGAGATCCGTATAGGATCTACGGACTGTCGAGAGTTCATCCGCACCCGTGGCACAGATTGACGCATTGTGTGGCTGCCATCGCAGATGAATCACGGCTGGGCCTTCGATTACCGCACCGCGATTTGTCGTAAATGATTGACCGTGTGGAATGAATTTCGATTCAATTGGAAGTGCTGTGATTGAAAAGTCTGTAATGTGCCCCTCGTCCATTCTTTGGCGGACGAGTTGTGCATCTGGATCGCTCGCAAACACTGGCTCGCCGTGCAGTTCACCATTGACGACTTTCAGGCTGCGAATGCTTCCAAGAATGTTTCTGACTGTGCTGTCATCGTGGCTGTCCACAATCGGCATCTGTTGCTGATTCGTCCGCAGAACAACACCATCCATCAGCAGCACTTCGTTGATCACATAGCCGCGTTCATCGTCGTATCGCCGCACGACTGCTTCTGTAGCCACAACAACATCGGAAACGCCGGACTGACTAACGATTGCTCTAAGCACAATTGCTGCTTCTTTGATTGGTGGGAGTGTTCCTTTTTTACGTGGCATTAGGCACCTCCTGTGCTGGCTGTTCATTCATAGGCGTGTCAACCGTTCCATCTGAAGCGTCTAGAATCAGTGCGTTCGCCGTGGCTTCCGTCAGTCCTAGCGATTGCAAAAAGACCCGCGTCTTTGTTTCGCTGGCAGTCCCGGCGATCAATTCCGCGAGAATGTCTTCGATAGCCTTCCGATTTCTACCAAATTGCAGGCGTGACATGTCCGCCATTTCGCTTGACGGTTGCTGCGCTGTAGCATCTCCACCGGCTGCCGTGACTCCAGCCGCCGCACCAGTCGCAGCCATCTGCTGTGCTTCGGCCTGTTTGTTTTCGACGCTAGCCATGTCCGACGTGACTAGACCAAGCGTTTTCATTAGGCGAAGTTCTTTTGCTCGTTGATACAAAACAGTTCGCCAACTGTTTCCGTTTTGCCCGACGACCGCTTGCAGTGTGGTCTGGAATCCAGCCAGTGCAGCATCGGCAGAAGCCTGCTCACTCTGCGGATCAACCCACTCCCAAGCGGGAGTCTGCCACTCGACGGCGGTTGCTTTCTTTCGCTCGTCTAAAATCTCGGTCATCGACGAAAACTGTTCGACACCCGCTGTCGCCGCTTGATCATTGAAGCGATCCCAAATCGGCTTGGCACATGTGCCCGACAATGTATTTTTGCCATCGGCGAAATCGTCTGCGGTCTTCGAGCTGGCTCGTCCGGCTACTGCTGTAGTTTGTTTTGGAATAGTCTCTGGCCACAATCTCATACGATAGGCCAGTGCCGACCGCGATCCCTCTCAGCATTAAATTGATCCACGGCTCGCTGGCTGAGTTTGGCCGACCGGGATTGATTGACTCAACAGACTCGCCGGGATTTAACCTGACTACCATTGCAGGCTCAAGATATTCAAACTGGTTGCCGTTGTCGTCAGTTGATTCGCTGTCAGTGGAAGGCATCAAGCCCGTTCCTGCCTTGCCTGTCGTCGTCACCGCAACACCGAAACATGCCGCCACTGCTGACGCCTGGATTTCGTTATCGACATACACGCCGAGATCCCGCAGCCACGACATCACCGGCGCGAACCACGACACACCACGGCTTTGCCCAATGCGATCAATGCGGTACAAATGCAGTATGTCTTTTGCGTCGTATCGTTCCGGAGTCGTCGAGCGTGTGACGTATGGCCCGTTTGGATGCTCAGGATAGATCCAATATGCGACCGGCTTCCCGAGGTCATCCAGTTCCACGCCGCGGACGATTTTATTGTCGCCCATCGTGCTGCGAAACTTGTAGGTATCTTTTTCCGTCGCGAGTCTGTCAGCTTCCACCAACTCAATCGCGAACGGAACAGGGCGATAGATCCCGCGATACTTTTTTGCTGGCGTGTTGACCAGATGAATCAGCACCTCGCCCGCTTCGCAAATTTCACGCTGTGCAAGCTGCTGCATTTCACTGAATGTCATGCGTCCATTAACGTCGCAGACTTCCGACCACTCCTGCCAGATTGCGTCACGCCGTTCATTCACGTCTTCAATGTCTGTGCCTTCCGGCGTCTCCACTTGGCTCTGTGCTGTGATGCCGCACCCGATGACCGATGAAACGATCGTATCTACAACGCCCCAAGCGTAGGCATTATCTCGTACTAGTGCCCGTGCCCATGCTCGCAGAGAATCCGCACCAAATGGCCCGAGCAACTCACTGTCCGCCGCTTGATTGCGTGGCTTCTTTTGATTCGTTAAGCGATTGGCTTCAGCCCCTGCGTACATTCGCTCCAGCGTAGTACGTTGCTGCGTTCGTCGCACAGCCGCACCCGGCGATAGAATGCCGACAAGCCGATCAATGGTGCTCCCGAGGCTCATTGTCTGGCCCTCTGGAACTTAGCCAGCCGGAACATGCCACCGCCACCGGATTCACGATCTGCCTGAGTTTGCAAAACGTTCCGCTGATCAAACAGCGTTTTCAGATCACAACGCCGTCACCGTTCGCGAGCCGATCGAATACGATGATGCCCCTCCGGTAAGGAGTGCCTCAATCGCTGTGTCGATCTGTGCAAGTAAGGATGCCGCTGATGCCATGCCCGCAGTTTCGCGGGGAAGCGTGCGAATCAGCAATAGGCTGCGCGGGTGACGTTGCTACGGTGTGTCAACGAAAAAAGGCGACTGAGAAAACTCAGTCGCCTGGTTGGCTATTGCTGACGCTTTACGTTTAGTTTAGTTACTGTCCTCCATTCTGCGTTTATTGGGCCTGTCCAAATCCATACGCCGTTATCTGCTGTGATCCATTTTAAGCGTCGTAGTATGAATTTGTACGTGTTGTTTGACGATGCAGTGAACCCTGTCTCTTCCTCGCGAATCCTCCCGTTTTGCTTCAATGCTACCAGTAGCTTTTCGCCGATATTATTTCTTATCTTGCCATTGTGAATATCAACGGTATCACCATTTAAGCTCACGCGACACATCAATAATCTTTTAAGTGCCTCATGCGCAGCTGCAAATCGGCTTTTTGATTGATTCCGCATTGCAGCCTCTACAGCCCTCAGCGTCATGCCTGCTATTAACAACGCGATAGCATCGTTTTTAGAGCACGGAAGCGATGGTTTCAGGATCTCAAAAGCCTCAGTGATCCATTTGTATTTCGTTACCCCCCTGCCTCCATATTGAATATGGATTGCGCCATCGTCTTTAGGCGAATCGACACTTCGCTGGCCTCCTGCTTCGTCAGTTGCAACTCGCACAATGTCCTCGCTTTCTTCATGGCCGTTTCTATGGTTGTAAGTGATCGCATGACAGCCGCCCGAACTGGCTGTCGCGAGATTCTGCCGGAGACTGTTATCCGTTTCGCGTTTTGAATTGCCTCTTTAATCGCTTCCACTCTGTCCGCTTCCGTTGGCAAGTCGCGTGCGTTTTTAAGCAATACTCGCACCTCATCACAATTGAGCTTTGTCCGGCAGAGATCAATCGCCAATGGTAGCAGAACTGCGTCGGTCATGATTGGCGGCAGTAACTTAAGATGACCATTTGTGATATCGTCTGCACGCACGCCCATCCTGCTCGCTTCAATCACGACCTTTTTCACGGCAACAGCAGTTGTTACTGCTGTGACAGGTACGCGATAATCGTCTGCCGCCGCTTTTATCGTAATGCCCAGCCTGATTACCGCGTCTGCTGCCTGCGTTACACGCACCGCTCGATCTTCTCGCTGCCCAACGTACAAATTGAGTGCAGGACACAACAGCTCAAACGTGCGGGAATCGCACTCCACAAGAATGCCGTCTAGCTCAGTCACGCCATTGTTAACTGCCGCCGAATAACGGTGATTGCCTCCGGCTATCAGTAGCTGTTTTCCGCCATCAACTCTGGCCACCACGATCATAGGAAACACGTCCCCGCGACCCATCGCGTCGCTGTAGTCATCCACGTTTTGGTTGATTATTGCGATCGCCCTTGCGTGATTGTGCCGCGACTTCTTTGCATCAATATGATGTACCGGCACTGTCTTTATCTCAGATGTTAACCCCAGTCTGTTAATGGCAAGTATCGCATCATCGTCTTGCTTCCAATTTATTCGCATGTCTTAACTCCACGAAAAAACCCGCTTCCAATCGGTTAGAATTGGAGCGGGTTTCTCGAACCGGCTTTCGCCGGGAAACGATCTTGAATCGCGTCTAACCACACGATTGAACCGGTACTATACCGACGACTGCAACACCTGTCAATCCGCAACTTCTTTTGTCGTCACACCACAAAAGCCGCACTTACAATACCGCGTGCGACCGTGCGTGCTTGTCACCCGCGAACATGATTTGCCTTTAATGTCCGGGTCGAGATCCCGCAGTCGCTGGCACTCAGAACACGGACGAGGCACGAACTCTGTCACTCGTGGCTTTGGCTTATCGTTTTCGCAGTCCGGCAACCCAGCCGCCTTTCCGTGATTTTGGAACACCGTGTCGCTGACCTGCTGGCTTTCCGGTTTTCTTTTGCTCATGTTCTGCCTTTGGTCTCGGAGTAACTGATTGGCCATCTGGTGTCTCTGGTGTTTGGGATAATAAATAAATGCCGCGAGCACTCGCCGCAGCCGCTGCCATGTACGTTGCGTCAAGCCAGTGATTGTTGTCGTTGACGACATTCCAATATGTCTTGACGCCCTTGCCTTCCTTGAATTCGCTGACGAGTTCTTCCGCTACGATATGTTGCGCAAACGATGTATGCTTTCGATCGTTCGGCTGCACGAATAACGATAACGCCCCACGCCGCAAAAAGTTCTGTTCATCGAATGTTGGCGTCAACAATCGCTCGTGGATGAATTGCTTCCAGTAGCTTGTGTCCATTTCGTAAAGCCACAACCCTTGAGCCTCAAGATAGGACGCATGAAAATGATTGCCGGGCTTGATGCTGTCGGTTTCTGTCTTTTTGTCGCGATAGTTTCCGATTCCTTTTGAGCAATAAAACGGTGCTCCGTTAACGTCACGCACGAACTGATAGGCCGCGTCAGTGAATGTGCCTGAGTCGACGAATACGGCATCGACCTTGCGAGCTGTGCCTGCTGCATCAACGTATTGCTTTGTGATCAGTTCGTCACGCCAATTGAGCAACGCCCGATAGATGTGTGGCTCGCTGGCTTGGCTGTCCAGTGTTTTGTCCGTGCCTGCGACTTCTGCCCGTCCGTAGTCGATCACGCAGCCGCCCGCACCCTTCCACCATGCGATAACTACCCAGTGGCATAGATACTTTCCGAGGTCAATTGCCGCAGTGATGCACGAAGCATTCGCCGGTATCTGGCCGCGATCAAGTCCGCTCAACCGACTGGCCACCGTCTGCCACGTTAGCCCGCTGCCCTGTGGCCCGACTTCCTCTGGTGGATCGTTGTCAATTTCAGTGGCGACCGCTTTTTCGCCCCAGTCCGCAACCTTGTTGAAATACGACTGAACTGCCGACACTTCAAGCTGTTCGCCATCCTCGTGCAGATCCGAATTGAATGACGCCCGATTGCTGATTTCGCAATCACGTTCAAGTTCCGCCTGATTGTCACGCCAGAAACGAAACGCGGCCCTTGCGTCAGGATCTGTCTCCGATCGCTCGATTCGCAGCGTCAGATATTCTTGCACCAGATCCATGCGGTCTGGCCGCTTGATCATCTTTCGATAACGCTTGCCCTTCCATGATGGCTTCTGCTTTGGATCGGTGTATTTGAACGCCAGACACTTGCGATTCTGTATTGTGCAAAGGAACACCCTCGCGACACGCTTTGCAGACGATGCCAGTCCTGCGATATCCTTTTCAATGATGTCCTGATTCTTTTCAATCAAGGCATCTGACTCCGCCGCTTGATGGTCTTCAATGTCGTCGATCAATGCGATGTCAGGGCGAATGTCGCGATAGTTCGTACCGCGTGCCCCGCCGTCAATTCCGATCGATGCAAACACTTGACCACGGCTGACTGACGGAAGATAGTCTGGCCACGCGTCCGGCAACTGGTGCCGTCCGACAGTCGGATAAATCAGATGATCAGCAGCCAGCACCGCGTTTGTGAATTCTCCCGCGCATGTCTGCATTCGTGCCCGTGACGACCAGCCGCCGATCGCTTTCAATGGAACACACAACTCTGGAAAGTCTGCCAGCAATAACGGGGACTGCTGTAACTTTTCCCGCACGGTCATCAGTTCGTTTTCGCTCTTGCGTTGATTCTTGCCGATGACGATGGGGAAAACGGCCAGTCCGGACAACGTCAGAAACAACGAAGCATAGATAGCCAACTTAGTTTTGCCCTCGCCGCGTGTTCCGGCAATTGCCTGATCGCCTCCGTATCGTGCGGCCCGGATAATCGAGTTCAGCATGTCAAGGCGGTCTGAAGTGAATGGTTCGAAAAACACGTCCGCGAAGTATGTTGACAGGAACAGCTCGCCGTTCTGAAGTGCGTCAAATCGGCGGTTTGGTTCCGCCGGAAGTGGGATTGCGATGTCGCGTTCGGATGCCCGCTTCGCCGCCATCCTGTCGCTCTGCACTGTTCTTTCGTCTGGTCTCGCATAGTGAGCACTGTCGATCTCATTCGCTATCGCACTGCGTAGCGTCTCCGGAAACGATTCCAAGAACTCCATCAGCCCTGAGTCGCTCAAGGATCTCGCTTGCCAGACGTTTTCCTGCGTCAGGTACGTTTGCAATTGAAACTCCCACATTGACAACAGACGACCGGCCAGGTTGCTGCACTGGAATTAACCTGTCGTTCTGCTCTTTCATTTTCAACAAAATAACCATCGCTGTTGCTTGGTCACGCCCCTTGCCTTTGATGGCCATCGCTCCTGCGACCTTCGGCAACACAGCAAATAGTTCTTCCGGAATGTCCCATTTGTGGACGATGGCCTGCTTGATCATTTGCAAGTCCCGCCGCGTGTGGGCGGGATCGCTCAGAAGTTCTGTCATGTTTTCCCCAATGTTTTCAGCCCTTTTGAAATACTTTTCAAAATCTTTACAGAACCCTTTACATATTGTCCGACAATTGTTATTGTGTGGTTGTCGCGGGGATGACCGGCAACCGACCGGCACGAAACGACGAAGGAAAAACAAAGATGAAAACACGACTCGAAAAGAAGACCTTCACCTCGACCGTCACCCTGCGAAACGGCACCCGGATCGAGATCGAAGAACGCTTGACGGTAGACACGATTGAGGCTGAAGCACGCAAGGTTAATGCCGTAAAGGTAGAACTGGAAAACGGAACAGAAATCTTTCTGAACTAAACTTTCTACAACGCCTTACAGGAAACGCAACCATGTCTATTAAACAGGTATCCACCGCAAAGAACACGAACGATGCCTTCGAGCAAATCGCTAAAGGGACCTTTGGGATCTCGACCCTCACGACACAACTTGCAGACCGGCTTGACTTTCACACCATCGCGGTTTGGCAACTCAAACGCGCCTTGCAGGCAGCTTACGAACTCGGACGAGACTCGAAGTAGAAACCTTCCCCAACACAAAGGAACAAAAGCAATGAGTGTCAAACAAACATCCTCTGTAAACGACTATACCGCCAAAGTCATCGAGATCCGAAACGTACTGGAAAACCTGATCGAATGGGTTGATAGCCTTCCGGCTCCCGACGACAACAACGAACTACACAGCCTGCACTACGGGCACCTTGGAACTATCGACCACATTCACACCTTGCTCGGTCAGGTCTCGCAAGCCGCTGACGGATTCCATGACTAACCAAACCCCCGACAGGATCACCTTCCGGCCCGGCAGCTTGTCCGGGCCTCTTTTCGATTGGTGCGAGGCGAACGCCGCCACACCTTCCGATGCTATACGCCTCGCGTTGTCGCAGATGCTCAACGTGACGCTTCCTGCAATGCCTGTTGGCCGTCCAGCACCGCCGTCTTGCCTGTCAGGTTCTCCCAGCGTTTTACAATCACGTCACAATACGCCGGACTGATTTCCATTCCGTAGCATTTGCGGTTGAGTTGTTCGGCTGCGATGAGAGTTGTGCCAGAGCCGAGAAAGCTATCGTAAACTAAACCTTGCGGGGCGAGACTGTTTCCAACTTGGTAAGCAATTAAAGCGACAGGCTTCATCGTCGGATGTTCTTCGCTGCGGCTCGGCCTATCGAACGACAGAATCGTTGTCTGCTTTCTGTCTGTGTACCATCCATGTGCGGCTCCGTCCTTCCAACCGTACAAACAAGGCTCATGCTGCCAGTGATAGTCTTGCCGCCCAAACGTCGAATTGTTTTTCACCCAGACAAGTGATTGCCGCGTCTTTTGCTTGCTGTCGATCACCGCGCCGCGGAAGTTGTAACCTTCTGAATCTGCGTGCCAAATATAAAACGACGCTCCAGGCTTCATCACCTCAAACGCTATCGTAAACACCGATCGCAACCATTCCCTGAAGTCTTCGCTAGACATCGAGTCGTTTGTTATTGCCTCTCGGAGTTTGCTGCCTCCATCGTAAGCGATGTTGTACGGCGGATCTGTCAGCCACATATCAGCCTTTACCCCCGCCATTAGCCGCCCAACATCCTCCGCCTTCGTCGAATCCCCACACAGCAGCCGATGGCTCGACCTCAGAATCAGTTTTCCCATCGGATCGCTTTCTCCTTAGTCATGTTCTCCCATCGTATTACAGCGACATCGCAATACTGCGGCTCCAGTTCTATTGCATAACACCGTCTGCCAGTCTGCTCAGCTGCTATGATCGTTGTCCCCGATCCACTGAATGGCTCGTACACGATGGATCCTTTCTCGATGTGGTTCGTCACGAGCCTTGCCCAAAGAGCCACTGGTTTCGCTGTTGGATGAAGCTCGTGCGACTTTGGTCGAGGATACTCAAAAACTGTCGTTTCATTTGCTGCCACCGATCCGCCGAGGTTTTTTCCTTTCCGGACAGCCCACATAATAGATTCGTGTTTCTGTTGGTATTTCGCTGACATCCAAAACGAAAAAGAATCTTTCGCCCAGATTAATTCCTTTCGAAACTCCCATCCAAACTGATGATATGCTGCTGCGAGCTTCTGGAAATGTCTGTCGATCGGATACGACCAAAGCATGACATCGCTAGGCACTAGATTCATGAACATTAATAGATCCGTTGGATCGATGTTCGCTTCATGGTACGCAGCGTGAACGTGATGATTGCCTCCGCGCTGCTCGTGGCTCTTGTCGTAGTTTACTGAGTACGGCGGATCTGTGATCGCTGCGTCCGCTCGATCGCCACCCATCAGTTTGAACACATCGTCAGCTTTTGTTGAGTCCCCGCACAGTAATCTGTGCCTACTGCGAAGCATAAGTTTACCCACAAGGACACTCCTTTATCTTCTGCCCGTCCTCATACGAGTACGTTTTTCCGCACGCCTCGCATTTGTAGTACGCACCAAGCAACCACAAGTCGCCCAGCTTCGTGATTGGATCGGCAGGAGGCTCCGGGACTTCATCTTCGACGATCTCAGCCGCTTCTGGTTCTAGTTCGAAACCCATTAACGCCGTCAGTTCATCCGCATCGAACCCCAGCAACGCCATATCGAAGTCATCCGCGTGCAGGTCGCTCAGTTCGTTCGCCAGCAGCTCGGAGTCCCAGCCCGATGAAAGAGCTATCCGGTTGTCTGCGATCACGTAGGCACGTCGCTGTGCGTCCGTGAGATGCGTCAGGCGAAGGCATGGCACTGTTTCCAATTTCATCCGACCGGCAGCAAGTACGCGACCGTGGCCCGCGATGATTGTGTTTTGAGCGTCGATCAGGACGGGATTGCAGAAGCCGAATTCACGGATGCTGGCTGCGATCTGCCCGATTTGCT